GTAAAATGTCCCTACGACACGCAAAACCAAAATATATCTTGCTCACTTACCTACCTTTACTAGGGCATTAATGAAACGAGGTATTAATACAAAGTTCCAATGGATGATGAGCATATATATATGAACGTATTTAGTTATAAAACTAAACACTGAGTTATATGGTCACTACCCCATGAAATAAAAATAAACAACAAACGCTGCAAAAAAAATTTCATACAAACACACAAAGAACACCCATATCTGGCAATTTCAATGCATAATATGGATGCCCCAAACAAGAAAATAAATAACTACTTTTATTCCTAACTATAATTTGGACAGACCTCAGACACAAATATATCAATCATTAAGTTACCGGTTTCGGCAGCATTAACTTGAAGAATTTGTACTCTAGGATCCACCGCAGTAAGGTTAGGTGTAAAAGCAAAGTCACTCATAATTAAGCCAGTATTGGTGTTAACTAAAACGTTACCAACATTACCAGATGTATTATTTAAATAAACAGACGGGATTACCCCATCAGCAGGACTGGGAGGAGACATATACGTGACACCAGTTGACCACGCACCAACGTTATAAGCATTAACATTAACTAAATAAGTTTTACCATTAGTAGTTGTTGGAAAATGCAAATATCCATCAGTTGTCATATGAGTACCAATATTTGAACAAGAATTTGGTAACAATGATCCCAAGCCTGCAGCTAAATTAGTAGCCGCAATACTGGTGGAATTAATTTTATATTTATCAGTGGGCCAAGTCGCCTGCACATTTGCTGCACCAATTATAGGTTTAAAACACGCAATTTCATACGTAACCCATAACTCACCAATTTTACCCGTAGTATTTGCTTGACCTTGGGTAGCAACCTGCAAATTTCCCCAAAAATACGTCTTTGGATCCTCAGTTCCAGGAACTGCGGTTCCGTTTAAAACATATCGATGTGGAAAGGTTGTTTCAGATTTTGCACACTCAATGGCATGCATCATCCCATGCTGGGGTGCACATGAGACAGCATACTCTTGATTCAACATTTGAGCTTTGCTAGAGAAATTAGCCTTGACAGCATTGTATTCCGTAGAGATCATAACTGAACCCTGCGAATTAACGCTAGCACTACCAATTTCTGGAACATACTCAGCTATCATACCAAGAATTTGATATTCCTCGTAACTTATCGCTTGACTTTGCAGCCAAGGAAACAAATTACCATTACCAGGATTAATCAAATAATTTTGAAGAGTAAAGTTAACGGAAGGGGAAACATCACTAATATATTCTTTATGACGGAATATAAAAGCTTGACCCTTATTTTTGATTGTTGGCACCGCAGAACCATTCAACATTGAATTTTCCACTGGTTTTTCTGCATTAACGTGTACAGTTTCATCACCATAATCACCAGAACCACCCAACAAACCCATTGCTTTACCAGACAACCAATTGCCTAATTTATTACCCCAACCACCAAGAAGATCACCAAGATAATCCCCATGCCCTTTAAATCCAGACTGAGGAGCGCTCATTGTAGCTGCTAATTGTTTAGCAACTTTATTCGCGCTTCTTTGCTTATTCTTCTTTTTCACACTTTCGTATGAACCATGACCAGTTAAGGCCTTAGACAAAAACTTAACTTCAGCTTTTGCCTTTGCTTTTTTATTTTTCTTACTACCTTTTGACGACATTCTGTTCAATTAATTGAACAGTTCAATATTTTTAAAGAGGTCGACCCACTGGGAAAATGGGCCACTTTCAGCTGCACCCTCCTTACCCATATATAAATTAGCCAACATCGAATCATTCATATTAATAGACAGAATATGTTTAATAGAAAACGCTACTCCATTATGGAAAAACGTTCCTATTAAATTATCCTTATATTTTAAGAAAACATACTCTATATAACGAGCAAAGATATCACGGCATTCAACATTAGCCCATGATTCAATGCGCAAAGCAAAAGCACGTAGTAAAGACCAGCGAACATCCTGCTCACTGGAATTATACAACATCGAACATAATATTCTCTCTGTTTCAGGACTTGGCAACACCATGCCCCGAATCTTCACAAATTTATGCGAGAGAAAATCACATTCAATAGGGAGTCGAGGCTCCCACCTATCATCGCTAGCATTTGTAACAACACCAACTTCACTCCAAACTTTACATATGTTACGTGCATTAAACCACACAACGACATCATCACTACAAGAAAACGTATTATCATCACCAAAAAGTAATGCCTCAACGTTATCTTCAAAATGTTGCCAAGATGGCTCAATGTTATATCGTTTACACAACACAATATAAGCATATGCAAAGAGGCGATACAAATTAAGGGTGTTATCCACAACAGTATTACTACTGCCAGAAGGATTGCCAGTTTCCTTTTGTATCAGATCACCGTTATCCAAAACAATGACCGAATTAACTATGCATTCGTATACTTGAAATATACGACGCTTAATTCCAGGAACCTTCCATTTATCCTTAAGAATATCCCAACGGAAATTCCTACAACCATACATAAGTTTACGAAATAATGACGCATCAAAGTTGGATTCGTCCAAACAGAATGCATTTTTAAATCGATTTAAACGACTATACATTCTATCAAAACCACCATAATACTTTGAGGCTCCAACCTCTGACCAACATAGGCCAGCGGCATCATAAAACTTATTGTTTTGATCAAGAAACAACCTGTTGGCAACAACACTTAATTCACACGGGGAGGCGGTAAACGTTCTAGGCTTATCCACTTCACCCCCATAGAAAGTAAACTTCTCCCGAGCTCGCAACTCTACTTTTACAGCAGAGTTCCAAATTGGAACATAAGACAAACCAAAATCTGGGAATTCCATCTGTTCCCAAACTAAATCAGCAACGCTTTTCATAAGATCAGCGCACTCTGATTTTTTCTTAAACTCCAAATTCCAAGGAAAACCTGGAGAGGATTGCTTGTTCATTTCTGTCCAAACATCCTCAACACCTAAAATATCAGAACCACGCATACGCCAAAAATGGTTATACATATACCTATAAGATTCTGACCATGACGTTTCTTCAACGCCAAACTGACAACGATCATATTTAGCTGCGGATCGATAAGCAGCCGAAGGTAAGTGCATCGTACTCTTACTTATTTTCCGATATTTAGTCGGCAATGGAATGTTTTCTTTAACTAAAAATTCCTCAAAATAAGAGTCCTTCAACTCCTTCGCATTGTAATGGGAGGACTTATTAACTTTAGCCCACCATTCCACAAAACCAGAAATAAAAAACTCATTAAACAAAGATGAAGATTGGCCAGCTTCAGTGGCCGCCAGATCGAAAATAGTTCTAACGCCAAAGTTGGTGTAGAACTCCTGCCATTTATCTAATGGCGGCCGCTGGCTTTTTAAAAATTCCATCCATGAGTTTTAGCCGGAACTGCAAAATCAGTACCAGCATTCAATATACCATTTCCGGTATTATGAATTAAAACAGCAGAACCAGACTGTAAATCGTAATACATACCACCACAGTCACCACTATCAGTTGTGCACTTTACTCTCCACACACCAACACCTTTACCAGTATCAGCATGTTCGACAATTCCTTGCGTTATGTGGGGTTTACCCCATGCTACTTCAACAATGTTATTCTTTGGAAACTTATAACAAATCATTTGAACAGTCATCCCTGCAGCACAGGGCTTTGCATTCGCAGAGTGTGGCTTAATCGTCACACCCAACTGTTTTTTAAACAATTGCACTATACTTTCCATAGAAATTGACATCATATCATAGCAGGACTCAATACACATAGTAGAACATGGCACTGTGACACATTCAGTATCATAGCACACAATGAAGGAATAACCCGGTTCTTTCACTTTATCTTTCAAGTGAGAACACTCACTAGGATCAAATAAGTGAACTGGAACAAATAACCGACCCTTAACCATACTAGCATTCATGTAAAATTGCTTAGAGCAGCTCTCACACCATATACTAGTTGTAAACAAACTAGGAGCCAGTCTAGCATAATGAGCAGTTTGAAATGTCCCAGCATTTGCAGCTTCCTTTTTATCTTCAGTAAGCTCCTTAACACTTTTTTGAACCTCTTTCTTTACGTTCTTCAATTCTTTTATTGCTTTTTTCATAGCTACATTTGTATGGGGCTTATCGCATTTACAATCTTTGATGCGACACATATCAACCCAAGGCAAGCCCTTACTAGCATTGTAACATTTGTTACATAAATTGCTCTTAAGGAAATTTTTAACTTGACCCTCAGGTATCTTAAAACCACACTTACAAACATTCTGAATATCAGAACCATTAACAACCAAACGACGAACACCATTTTGGACAGCAACCACTGGTTCCGGTGATGCATTTTCACTAGCATCAGCCCAACTATAACCAGATTTGAAAGGTTTACCAGTCATACTAGAGATTGCTCTAACATTGGCAACGTTATTATTTATAGCCTGTTGCTCAAGAACAACTTCTTCACGAGCAGCTCGTCGACCCAACTTTGCAATGCCACCAATTGTATCATCAGGAACACCATCATTAAAATTATCATCGTTATTGTATTCATCATACTCTCTTAAGAAATTTTCCTCTGCTTCAGAACGCTGTTCTTTATTGCGCAACGTGTCGGCAAAGTCAATCAATGCATCTTCTCGCCCACTATACATCATCCAGAGACGTTTTGTGGCCTTCGTTTTACCTCGAGCCTCTTGACAATCTTTGAGTGAATCTAGCGGATGACAATCAACATTTAAAATATGAGAATGTTCATGCCAAACATTCATTTGTTCTGGCACAGTAACACTAGTAGACTCACTAGCAACAACTTTAATGTTGGCATTTGAATCTTCAAAATTATGGATCTCAACATGAACCACCTCTGGTCTATCCTTATTGGGGTTAATCCAACATTTAGTATGAGCACCATTAATACCACATTCACATGGTATTTGACAAACATTATGTGTCCTCGTTAACCCACATTCACATGGAAGACTATATCTTGGTTTAAAAAACGCTTTTAAGCGTCTCCATAAACTTTCATCATAATCTAATTCTTGCTTTAATTTACTCTCTTCAGAATAACAATGTTGATACTTACTTTCTAAAGTATCAACAGCATCGTAGTTTGGCTTTGGAAATTGATATTCATTCACTAAATTGGCAATCCTTTGATCGTCCTCACTAGAAACAATATCATCATCCTCACAAAACCAACCCTTATAGTATGCATAAGCAAAAACACCAGCAAATATGAAAATGAAACTAAAAGTCACCAATCTCATATTCTTTTTGAATATTTCCCTAAGATACACCAAAGTTGAAGCATCAGCTCCAAGACAATGTAATTTCGTCAGATATTCCGAAGCACCCTCCGAAACATCACTATCTGGGTCAACAACATCAGTATGATACTCACAATAGTCACTACCACTTGCTTTCTCACTGGTGCAATTGACAACCGGACAATGATCTCTACGCTTCTGCAACGCCATATGAATTTTACAATATTCACTATCAGGGGTGCTCTTAAATTTACACCCAGCTATTGAACATTGTTCCAAAATATCAGAGTTCATTATTCGCTTAGCGACCTTATCTGTGGCTTTATCCAGTAGCTTAGTCATATCACCTCCATGAAATTTTTCATCATCATCAGAAAATAACTTAGAGATAAAACTAAACCCAAACTTGAGCTGCCACAACCAAGCACTAAGCCTTCGCACTTCAGAAAAGATTGCAAATGCAGCTTTCTTTCCATCCAAAACTAATAAAGGTATAACTGCCAACGCAGCTAAAGTGTCAAATGTTTGAATCACACGATCCTTATATTTTCCACTCCCCTCTTTTTTATCAGTTGACTTACGAAGGGTTGTTAAAATTGCCCGGGCAATCACAAGGCATGCAGCTATCAGCATACCAAGCTCAAAATATGATACCTTTCCAGTATCAATACCAAGTTTTGTACAAAACCAAGCTCGTGCTTGATTTGCTATCCATCTATTACGAATTTTATCTTTATTGGCTTTAATTTTATTATCAAACCAATTTTTAGAAACATCCGACATTATTTTCAACTCTACCACATCACTTGGTGTATTCCATAACCATGTTACCCATGATCGTGGATATAACCAAACATACCAAACAGCTCTATAAACTTTATAATAATAATAATAAATAATTACCGATAAGAAACCATCCTTTAAGTTTTTCTTAACAAAAGAAAACAAGGAAAACATTCCGGTAATAAATACACACTGTAGTATTAATGAGAGAGGAGAAAACAAC